CAGGCAAGGAAGGCAAGAACCCCAAAGGCGGACTCAACGCCAAGGGCCGAGCCTCTGCGAAAAAACAAGGGATGAATCTGAAGCCCCCTCAACCAGAGGGCGGCAGCAGGCGAGACTCTTTCTGCGCCAGGATGGAAGGCATGAAGAAGAAGCTGACCAGCCCCAAGACGGCCAAAGATCCAGATTCACGGATTAACAAAAGCCTACGGGCTTGGAAATGTTGAGGCAATCATGGCAGACAAAGACAAAGACATAAACAAGCGAGTAGCCAAGTCGTACAACGCAGCGGTATCGGGCGCGCTTTCAGGAAAAAAAGACTACAAGAACAGTGACTATCTGAACTTAGAAACATATGCACCCGATTTTAAAAACTCTGGGGCAACTCCTGAAGAAGCGAGGCAAGCTCTGGAAGCGGCTGATTCGGAGATGAAACGGGAAAGTCGTAGAGGCGATACAAAGCCGCCATCTACTATGGACAAGATACGCTCCAGCATTGGCATGAAAAAAGGCGGTATGACTGCTTCCTCACGTGCAGATGGCATTGCCCAACGCGGTAAAACTAAAGGCAGGATGTGCTGACATGAACCACGACGTAAAAACAATGACTGATGGCGCTGCCGTAGTAATGGGCCTTGGTGGCTTCTTAGGATGGATGACGCCCGTGGTAACACTCGTTGGTGGCGTGTTGACCATCGTGTGGATGGTTATCCGCATCTGGGAAACTGATACCGTACAACGGTGGGCATACAAAGACACCGTCAACAAGTAAGAATTTTCAACTGCCGACAAAGGCAAAACTTTTAAAAGAGGTGACGAAATGGCTTCAAAGATGGACCCCAAGATGATGGCAGCACTCATGGCTAAAAAACGTGGCGCTATGGCCCCTCGTGGTGGTATGGCTCCTCCTATGGCAGCCCCGGCCCCTGGTGGCATGATGGGCATGAAAAAAGGCGGTATGGCTAAAGGTGGCGGCATTGAGTCCAAGGGTAAAACCAAGGGCACAATGATCAAAATGACCAAGGGCGGCAAAGCCTGCTAAGGAGTTCAGCATGAAACGAGCAAAACGGTTTGATGATGGTGGAGGCGTTGGCGATAGTAATGAGGGCATGAAAGAAGCTTACGACAACGACTACAACAGAGCTATAAGAATGGCTGAAGTAGATGCTGTAAATGACTATTCACCAAAGCCAGAAATTACTGTACACAATGAAAAAACGGGCTCGACAGGGGACAGTCAACCCACTGCAAAACCTGCGCCCAAACCTGCGCCTAGACCTACGCCTAAACCAGCCCCGGCACCTGCCAAGACGCAGAAGGCTGAAGCTAACCCCCCAACTAAAGCAAACGCTGCAAAGATGGACGAAGCTGCCGCTGAGATGAAGCGGGAATCAAATCGTGGGGCTGAGAAATCTACTTCCAAGGCAGAAGAGCCGTCTAAATCCTCGGGGACGTATAAGGGGTTTGATGGCAAGATATACAAGAAGTCCGAATCTAGCAGACCTGATATTGGTGGGGCGATTGGTCGTGGGATTTCTGGTTTCTTTAGCTCTATCCGTGAGAGGGGCAAGAAATCAAACCCTGACGCATACGCTAAAGGTGGCAAAGTTTCGTCCGCTTCCTCAAGAGGTGATGGTATTGCTCAGCGGGGTAAGACTCGCGGAAAGATGTGCTAAATCATGGGACGTTTTACACGACATGGCATGGACAATCAACCGCTTGAGGGCGGGGCTCGTGGGGGCGGTGGCGGCAAATCATCAAAGGCGGATTTGTACGGTCCTATGGCTGGCGCTGCAACTATATCCGCAGGCATGATGGGACTGGCGGCTAAGAATGATGCTGCTAAAGAACGGGAAGCTGCTGCTGAGATGAAGCGTGAGTCTCGTGGTGTTGAGAAGTCTGGTACTGACAAAGCGCGGGATGCCGCCAAAGTTATTTTGGACGACGAGAAGTACACCAAAGAAAGACCAGAACAAAAGCTTGCTAAAGGCGGCAAGGTTTCCAGCGCTTCTTCACGCGCAGATGGATGCTGCGTTAAGGGTAAAACCCGTGGGAAGATGTGCTGATGATGACCAGCCGTGGTATGGGCGCTATGAACGCCTCTAAGATGCCCAAAGGCAAGAAGGTTGTTCGCAAGGACAACCCGAATGATGTCGAGGTATATAAAGAGGGTGGCAAAGTAAAATCCAAGGTAAACGAGGCGGGTAACTACACCAAGCCAGACTTACGCAAACGGATTTTCAACAGCGTCAAAGCTGCGGCGATCGTAGGTACAGGCGCAGGGCAATGGAGCGCGAGAAAAGCACAGGTCATGGCCAAACGCTACAAGGCTGCTGGTGGCGGGTATCGTGATTAAAAATCCACAGCAATCCCTGAAGGACTGGGGCAAACAAGATTGGACAACCAAAAGTGGTAAAAAATCTTCTGAAACAGGTGAGCGATACCTTCCAAAAGCTGCGATCAAAAGTCTCAGCCCTGCTGAGTACGCTGCGACGACCAAAGCCAAGCGAGCAGGCAAAAAAGCCGGAAAACAATTCGTAGCCCAACCAAAGAACATTGCAAAGAAAACAGCAGGGTTTAGATAATGGCAGTCACCTCTGGAACCGCAGTCTTTAACTTAGACCTCAACGACATCATCGAGGAGTCGTATGAGCGCGCGGGTATAGAGGTTCGTACAGGCTATGAATTCCGTACAGCACGCCGTAGCCTGAACATGCTCACCATTGAGTGGGCAAATCGGGGCATCAACCTGTGGACGATTGAGCAAGGGCAGATCGTAATGAACACGGGTCAGCCCATCTACGCCTACCCAGCAGACACCATTGACTTGCTTGACCAAGTGATCCGTACTCAGGCTAACGGCGTCAATCAGATTGACATCAACATCACCCGCATCTCTGAGTCAACGTACTCAACTATCCCGAACAAGCTAGCCCAAGGCAGGCCCATCCAGGTCTGGATCAACCGTCAAACGGCACAGTCATACACCACGGGCAGCACGTTAAACGGCACTATTGCAGCGACTGACACCACCATTACGCTTAGCTCTACCAATGGGCTAGCAACAACTGGTTTCATCACGATTGACTCGGAAACCATCGCCTACGCCAACGTGGATGGCAACCAACTCCTGAATTGTTTCCGGGGCCAGAACAACACCACGGCAGCATCTCACACAACTGGGGCAGTTATCACTGCCGCCAACCTGCCCTGTATCAACGTCTGGCCTTCGCCTAACGCTCCTGGTGACCAATACGTCTTTGTGTATTACAGACTGCGCCGCCTACAAGATGCTGGTAATGGTGTGAACATCCAAGACATTCCGTTTCGCCTGATCCCTTGCTTGGTAGCAGGGTTGGCTTTTTACATTGGCTCAAAACGTCCAGAACTCTCTCCAGAGCGGATTATGTTTTTGAAGTCTGAGTACGAGCAGCAGTGGTTGTTGGCGTCTCAAGAGGATCGTGAGAAAGCGTCAGACAGGTTTGTCCCCCGGCAGTTGTTCTACTGAGGTGATAAATGCCGTCCAAGTACGCTTCAGGTAAATATGCAATTGCCGAGTGTGATCGCTGTGGTCAGCGGTATATGCTTAGGGAACTTCAAAAACAGGTTCTCAAGACTAAAATCTACAACATCAAGGTTTGCCAAGAATGTTGGGACCCAGATCAGCCGCAGTTGTCGCTAGGTCTGTATCCTATAAATGACCCGCAAGCTGTGCGAGAACCAAGGCCAGATGTAAGCTACATCTTGTCAGGCGCAAATAGCTCGGGGACTCCAGAAGGTGGTAGCAGGATATTCCAGTGGGGTTGGTATCCTGTTGGTGGTTCTAGGGCAAATGATGCTGGTTTAACGCCAAATAATTTGGTTTTAGCCGTGGAATTGGGTACAGTTACGGTAGCAACGACATAAGGAGTCGAAGATGGACAAGAAGCAAGTTAAGGCTATTGCCGATACAGAAGCTAACAAGGCTGTCAAAGGCCATGAAGGCCGTATGCACGTCAAAGGCATGAAGAAGGGTGGCCCTACCAGTATGGATCGTAAGAAGTTTGGTCGGGGCATGTCTCGCGCAATGAACCAGAAATCTGGGGGCAAATGATGGCTAAATTCAGCGACAAACAAATGGGCAAAGAAGTTGGCAATGCCGCTGTCTATGCCAAGCCGCATACCATGAGTGGTGGTTCGGTCTCAAACCAAGTACCAACTAAAACAGGTGCCGAGTGCGTGAAAGAACTTAATATGTCTGTTGGCGGCATTAGCAAGGGCAACTACGCTCCTGTCAAAACCAGCGGCATTAAGATGCGTGGCACTGGTGCGGCTACCAAAGGCGTGATGTCCAGAGGACCGATGGGATGAACTACACAGAGTTGTACAACACAATTCAAAGCTACACCGAGA